ACAACTTACAATTTCCTCGTAGATTTTTTCTTTTGAGATCTTTAGAATTTCAAAGATTAACAATGAAAAAGAGTCGTAGGTAAACAAAAACTTCTTCTTCCCGAAAAATTCTTTTGGTTCAATTATTCCGTAATTAAATTTAAATTCGTAATCAAATTCGTTTAAATTGAATTCTTTAAACTCTTCAGTAAAAACAGCTTTATTTAACAAAGGATCATCGTTTTCCAAAATAAGAATTTGACCTTGAAATGAGTCTAAACAGAAATTCCGAGTAGAACAGCAAATCAAAGAAGAACTTCTATCAAAAGACTTGTGCTCTAAACAATTTCTTTTCAAACAATAGTTGAATTTAACTTCGTCAATCAGCAAAGAATCAGCAATTTGATTTAGAATTTGACCAAGAGTTTTTTCAAATCTGTCTGAGACTTCAATTCTTAAAGGAAACTTGCTAAATTCAATTTTAGAAGGTTCTAATCTGTGATTGGGACAGACAAACTTAATTTGTTTTCTAATAGAGTCAATTTCTAAAGTAGAAAACCTGCTTTTGATCAAAGAAAAATTTGAAACTTCAGGATAAGGCAGAATTGGAATTTTAACAATCACTTGACCTAAATAATTTCTTTTAGTTACATTTAGAACAGTTTTCTTCTTCTCAAAATGAATTTCTGAAAGTTTGTTGGATCCTATTGTTTGAAGAATCAATTCGTTTGAGCATTCTACGTACAAGGAAAATTGAGATAATTGAGCATTGATTTCATCAAGATTTTCAAGAGTGAATTTTAAGCAAACACCAGGATTTCTCTCTCTGTGTGCTCTAATTCCTTTGATTTCACAGAAATAATCGATTAAATCCTTGTTTTTGTTTACACTAAAAATCATTGCTTTAGAAGAGATAAATACGTCGACGATCTCCCTTCGATACTTGCAAATTGTAACTTTGACAGTAACCTCCTCTGTTTTTACAGGATAATGCAAATGATAGTTTAACAAAGAAAAGCTAAGTTTACTTAGATCACAATGTTCGAATTTGAAGGGAGCTATTTGAACTTTTTTGAAACTAACTTCTCGAATAAGAAAGTCCATGATTGAATCAGAATTGCGAGAAAGAATCTCTCCTCTTGAAAGATTAGATTCCTTCAAAATTCTCACTAATTCTGACAGGAAATTTATTTTGTCATTCAGATAAAATTTATTCACGAGCTCTTTTATCTGACTGAAAACTATTTTCGGATCTTCTATTGATTTTTCTTCTCTTTTCCAAAGATCTTTGAATTTGAAACTTGAATCCTCGTTGTGAATCAGCAGAGAGGAATCTAGTTCGGAAGCTTTAAAAGGACTGACAAATCTGTCGTAATCAAGTAATCTGTCTAAACTGCCTGCTTGAGTAAAGATCAAAATTTCACTATTTCTCATAACTTGTAGGTAAGATTCCACTAATTCTCTGTTTGCTTTGAATTCTTCACTTTTCTGCCACATTGGAAAGGAAGAAACAACTAAGTTATACTCAGATACTATCTTACTTTTTCTTAATTTCAGATTGTAAGATCTGAACACAGCATTAAATTGTCTTGTCAATAATCTTTCAAAATCTTTGTATTCAAGTTTAATTCCTTTTTCAAATATTTTGAATACTCTTAGAGTAGATCCTGAAGTTGACAGAAAGTTAACTTCTTCTTTCTGTCTTGAAACAAAATCTTTAAGTTGATAAACTCTTGTCATAGAGTCTTGAACTCGAGTTATGTTTTCTGCTGACAAGTACAAATGCTTAGGGATCTCGATAGTCTCAGAATTTTTACCTAATTTGCTTAAATCCAAAGAAAAATAATCAGTTAAAAATTCACTCATAGCATGAGTTGAACCATGATGCTCTGTCGAATTTCCTTTTAATATTAGAGTGTCATAAGGAGAATTTGAATTCAAAAATAAGAAAAGTTGATTCATTCCTTCTTTTTCAGAGAAAAGATTTAATTTGTTTAAAACAGTGTCCAAATCTTGAGAAATCAGAAATGTGTTTCTAGGTAATTGATTTGAACTTCCAAAAGTTAAAAATTCACTAATATCAGATTGAATTAATCCTAAATTCTCAATAATCTTTGTTTTTCTTTCCTTCATTTTGGAATCTAAAAGTTTCTTTCTTCTTACAGAAAAATCAAACATTTCAGGTTTTCCGGTTATAAGAATCTTAAAAACTGAATCAGTAAATGAACCAAATTGTCTCAAAATTCCTGGATGCACAAAATTTCTTCCATAAGAGGAAATAGGAAGTAGCATGGATTCTTTAGAAAGTTTGTAAATTTCTCTAAGGAAATTGTAACCTATTTGTTCCATTGCTAGAGATCCAAGAAGATCCTGAGATTTCTCATACATGGCTACTGATCTGTAAAGAATATAATTGTAATTTTCTTGATACTTTCTGTCAACAAAAGGAGAAAGGAAACCTGCAGAGCCTCTTATTGCATTATCAAAAATGTAAGATCTAATGTTCAAGACTCCTACCATTTCTGAAGCTACTCTTGAAAAAGAATCTTTAGTTTCTGAAGTTGAAAGAGCAAAATATCTTGGAACTAAAGTTGCAAAAAGTACAAAGTCTTCAAAGAGAATTTCTGGAAGTGCAATTATTTCGTTTTTGTCGTCAGAGTGAACCAATTGCTTCCAAGAATCTTCTCTGATGCTGAAATGTTTGAGAGTATTGCAATAATAGATGAACAATTTTTTTCGGAAAAGTTGTTCTAATTGATGCACAAAAGAAGAAATGTTGTGAAAAATTCCTTGAGGCCAAGTTCCCTCTAATTCCAAAGTACTTAAATAATTTAATTCTGGAAGTTTTGTTAAACTCTCAAATTTTTGATTCTTAACAGATCCAGGTATAATTACA